GCCGTCCACCTTGCGCTCGATATAGAAGCCATCCTCCTGAGTGGAGCCGGAGGTGTTGTCAGTCCAGCTCAGATCCACTTTGGGCCCGGTGGCCACGCTGGCTTGCAGGTCAGAGGGCGCGGCCCCGGTGGTGAGCACGGTGACATTTAGATAGGGCTCCAGGCCGCCGCCCTGGTCGGCCGCGGCGACGGCGTACCAGCGGTTCTGGGCGATGCCCCCCTCATCCTGATAGACCAGCACAAAGGCGATGTGGCTCAGACCGGCCGCCTTGGCCGCTTGCACCCGGGAGGTGACGTTGACCGTGATCCAGCCGTTGGGCGTGCTGGGGGTGATCACCGTGCCCAGGCTGGCCCGGACCGCGTAGCTCCAGTCGCCGAAGTCCAGGGGCCCGAAGTCGCTGATCTCGTAAAGAGAGACCCCGGCGGTCGGTGAGGTTCTGCCGGCCAAGTAGAAATGAAGCGAGGCCGCGGTGACCGTGCCAGTGACCGCGGTCAGGGCTACGCGGATGTAGGCCCGATAGACCGCGTTGGCGCTGCAGGGGCGATCAGTGCCCACGTGGAGCATCTTGCCGTAGGCCTGGGTGTAGTAGTCCCACACCTGCTTGCCGCAGAGGTTGGGATTGGCAAGGAAGCCGTCGCCATAGAGGCCGGTTTGGGCCTTGATGATCATGCTTCCTCCGGGGGCACGTACACATTGGGCGGGATCTGCACCTTGAAGACCATTTCGTCCCGGCCGTAGAAAGGCAGTGAACTGGGCGAGGGATGGCCCATGTAGCCGTTGAGCAGTTCGGCCCAATCCTCCCAGTCCAGGTCCGGGCCGCCCTGATAGATCACTATGGGCTGGCCGTAAAAGGCATAATCCCCGCCCACCAGTTCATCGGCCCTGACCTGGTTGAGGGGGTCCAGGAAGCTGCCTGAAACCAGGCTCAGGCCCAAGGCCCCGAACACCGGCCGGCTCACCCCGTGAGTGATGATCTGGGTGGAGTACTCGATCGTGGGGCCAGTAGTAATCACCGGCTCATAGAAATAGACCCCATCCCACTTGCCGCCCAGGTCGGCCCAGAACAGCTCCAGGGGAGTCTGGTCCGCCACCCGGAGGGGAGTCAGCTGGGCCGCGATCACCTTGGTGGTGTCAGGATCAGAGGCCCAGGCGATGTAGGCCGGCGACAGGCTCATACCCGCACCTCCAGCTTGCGGGGCTGGGGTCCGCCGCCGTGCTCCATGTCTTGATAGACCTCCTGGCGCAGCACCCGGCCATCCGGGGTGACCACCTTGAGGTGGATGATCACCGGCTGGGAGGTGCCCTCCGGCTTGGCGGCCGGGGCCGGCGGGCTGGCCGGGGTCTGGATCATCACCGGCTCGGGCACGGTCATCACCGGCGGCCGACCGGTGTCATTGACCGTCTCCAGCCAGGGCTGGGTCAGATGGTTCACTGAGCCGGCCCGAACTACGTATTCGCCCATCTGCAGCTTGGCCAATACTTCATCACCGGCTAGGCGCAGCAGCTGTTCATAAGAAACCCAGCCCCAGGGCGCGATGTCCCCGCCGGAGTGCCGCACCAGGCCGCCCTGGTGGTAATAGCCGAACTCGGCATTGCTTGCAGCGGGGCCGGTGGACAGGCCCAGCTCATTAACCCCGCTGCCATAGTCCACAAAGGTGGCCATGCGAGTCCCTCCGGACAGCTGCTGGCCCGCAGACCCTACTCCCTTCATGGAGTTGATTAGATTGCGGATTGCCTCGGCGCTGGCCCCGGCCCCCTCGGTGATCCCGCCCAGGGTATCGGCCACGAAGCGGTCCAGGGAGTCCCCGAAGGCGGCCGCCTCCTCGCCGCCGTAGGTGAAGCTGTTGCTCAACTCCCAAATCTTGCTCCGAAACTCCTCCGCCGCCTCACCGGTCAAACCCAGCCGGCCGGCCAGATCATCGATGCGTTCATTGAAGTTGCGGGATTCTGAACTGGTCATGGCCATGCTGTTGGTGGCCGCATTCATCTGCTCCACCAGCTGCTGGACCTCTCCCCCCAGAGTGTTGGCCGCCTGGCCACTGGCAATGAACTCTTGGGAGAGGGGGTCCATAGAGGCCACCATCGCGTCCACCTGGTCTTGGGTCATGGCCCCGGTGTCCACCAGCAACTGAAGGTCTTGTGCCGCCTCCCGGGCCGAGGCCCCAAACTGCTCAAATCCACTGCCCGTGAGGCCTGGGCTGTCGAAGGTCTGGCCGAGCTCCTGCATTTTGGCGGTCATGTTCTCGATAAAAGCCATCCAGCCCTGGCCCTGGCCGTCGGAGCCGCCGCCGCCAAACCAGTTGGCCATCGCCTTTTCAGGGGTCATGCCCTCGCCGCCCGAAAAGCCCTCCCAAATGGTCCCGGGGATCTCCCACAGGTGCGGCACACTCCCTTGGGTGCCTAACATTTCCGCCGCCATTAGGCCGGCCTCGTAGACTGCGGCGATTGAGCCGATCCCGGCCAGGACGCTGCCTCCGGCACCCACAGCGCCCTCCATGCCCGTTTGGCCGAACATGGCTGCATCGGCGGCCTGGGCGCTGGTGACCGTGTTGGCCCCGATTGCACCGCCGAATTCACCGCCCGCTCCCCAGGTGGAGGCTGCATATTGAGCCGCCCCAGAGGCCGCCTGGGAGCCCGCGAATTCTCCGGCCGCAGTAACCCCGTATTCAGCCGCCACCTTGGCCCCGGCCTCGGTGGCCGCCTGCACCGCTGCCTCGGAAATGGTTTCCGTGGCGGTCTCACTGAAGATCGCGGACCAAAGGGAAGTTTTGCCGGCAACAATATCGGCGGCGGTATCCAGGCCCAGGTAGCTAAGACCGGAGGCGATGGCGGGCCTGACAATCTGGCTGCCAGCCACGCTCGCCCCGGCGGAGGCCACGGTGTCACCAACTCCACCCTTTTCTGATCCCCCGCCCAGGATGCCGTCCAGGCCAAATCCTTTGAGGGTGTTCTCCCAGCCGGAGCCGCCCTTGAGAAGGTTGATCAGATCCTTCAGCAGGCCGGCGAAGCCGCTCACGGTCCATTGGGCGATGAGTTGGGCCAGCATTTGTTTCCAAATGTTCTCGATGGCATCGGTGAAGGCCTCAAAGTCGGCCAGGCTGCTGGCCAGATAGTTGCTCAGAGCCCCCTGCACCCCCTGGAGCATGTTCCGGGTGGCCTCGGGGATCACGGTCTCCATGTCCCCCCAAGAGTCCAGGGTGCGCTCCAGCCAACCCTTGTTGATCTCCTCCAGCTTCTGGGCCTTGTACTGCTCGATCAGGACCGCGCTGTGACCGGCCTCTTCCAGGTCCTGCAGCTCGAACTGCAGCTGGGCCAGCTTGAGCTCGCGGCCCTTGAGACCGTAGAGCTGAGTGGACCGCAGGAGGCTCTGATCGTGCTTGGCCTGGGCCTTTTGCACTTCATCCAGATACAGGACATTCAGCTTAGACTTAAGATCGGTGGCCTTCTTCTCGGTGATCACCCCGCCCAGCACCAGGTCATCGATGCGGTCCTGCGTGGTTTCGTATTTTTCCTTGAGTTGATCCAGGTTCTGCTCGTGGGCGGTCAGGCCCTGCCGACGGATCTGGTTTTCCAGATCCACCGACTCGGCGATCATCTTGATGTACTCCCGCTGCTGTTTGGCCGTGGCCTCGTTTGCCTTAGCAATGAGCTTCTCGGCGTCGGTGAGCTTGTTGGAAGCAACAGAACCAATGTCCCACTTGGCCGTCCCGGCGCCCGTACCGCCAGTCCCGGCGCCGCGGTTGGCTTCTCCGGCCAGGAGTTGATTCAGGCTTGCGTAGGATCTGGAAAGACCGGTTTGTACCTCGGCCATCAACTGAGATTCCAGGTCCGCGAAAGATGGAATTGCGGGGGCCTGGGTTTGCTGCTCACCCTGGGCAAGTTGGGCCAGGGCCCAGGCATGGGCCTGCTGGGCGGCCTTGTCCCCAGAGGCCCAGGCCAAGAAATTGGTGATCGTGCCAGGCTCTCGGCCGGTGAGCTCGGCGAATTTCTGGTTATAAAGTTCTTGGTAGCGTTCGCCGGTGTCACCAACACCGGAGGCCTGTTTCATGAGCTTGCCGGTCTTGTCCATCCCGGCCGAGACCACGCTCATGGCCAGCATGATCTTGCCGATCTTGCCCCCGAACAACACGGCGCCCAGGATGCCCCAGGTCTTGACCACCTCAGGCAGGCTGTTCCAGCCGTCCAAGGCGGTTTTGATCAGAGAGCTCACCGCACTGGCCACATTTTTAGTCTGTCGCCAAACCTCGCCGGCGCCCTTTTTGAAGCTTTCCCAGCGGGCCTCCCAAACGCTCCAGTTTTTGATGATGTTGTCTACAAAGCCAACGCCCTTTTTCAGTAGCCCCTCCACCGCCCTGCCGGCGCTTTCAGCCCAGCGGGTTATGGTGTCCTGGTGGGTGTCCAAGACATTGAGCAAACGCTGCAGCTGATTTTTCAGCAGATCGAACACCCCGGCGCTCATCATCTTCTGCCGGAACTGGAACCACTTGTCCGAGAGCATGGAGATCATGCCGTCCCAGTTCTTGGCCAGACCCTGGGAGGCCCCGGCGATCTTGCCGTCCGGGTCGGTGAAGGTGAGCAGCATCAGCTTGCGGAACTGGGGCAGGGTCAGCTTGGTGATGTCATCAATGCCGGCCTTGAGCTTGGCCGCATCCTTGATGATCTGCAGGATGCCCCTTTCCCGGAAGATGTCGGCCGCCCCGGCCCCGCCGGCATAGGCCCGGCCCAGAGCCTGGGCCGCCTCGGGCAGCTCGATGCCCATGACCGCGGCCAGATCGGTCAGGGGAGACAGCCACTGCTTGCTGTTGGCCCCGAAGGCCTCCAGCGAAGTGCCGGACTCCACCACCTGGCGCAGGGTGAAAGGCACTCCCGAGGCCACCTCCTGGAAGTAGCGCATGGCCTCGGTGGCCTTTTGCTGGGATCCCAGCAGGGTGGTCAGGCGGGTGTGGTAGTTCTCGGTTTCGCGGGAGACGTCCAGGAAGCTTTTGGCCACCAGGCCCAGGCCCAGGCCCACCAAGGCGCCCCGCAGACTGAAGACCGCACCGGTGATCCGGCGGGTGGTCTGCCAAAAGATGCTGCCCGCCCGATGCAGGCGGTTGAAGGCCCCCCGGCCGGCCTGGTGCAGGCGATCAAAGGCCCTCTTGCCGGTGCGGTAAAGGCCCTCAAAGGAGCCCCCCATGAGCTTGACCTTGCTGGTCAGGCTGCCCGCCCGGCGCTCCACCTCGGCCATAGCCCCTTCGGTTTCCTGGGCCCGGCGCGCTCCCTTGGCCATCGAGGCTCCCAGGCCCTCGGCCGAGCGCTCGGCCTGGCCGAAGGCCTGCTTGGCGCTTTCGGTGAATTTGATGAGCCTGGCGGTGCCCTTGTCGTCCACCACCAGCTCAATGCCTATGACGCGGTGGTTATTCATTGCTCTCGTCGGGACGGGCCGCCAGGTCCGCCTTTTGGCGGGCGGCGTGAATGGTGAGAATCTTGTTCATCAGGTCCTCGCGGCCGCCTTCTGGGCCGGGGTCCAGGCCCAGCCACCCCAGGGTTTTGATCACTCCCCCTATGTCCAAAGGCGGGGGGCGGAGTCCGGGGCGGGTCACGATCTTAAAGGTCATGCCGTTGCCCGCGGCGGCCAGGTGGCTTTCCTGGGACAGGGTTATGTCCTTAACCCAGTTGTAGGCCTCCCAGGCTTCGCGGTTTTCCGGCCATAGCTCCATGTCGGCCACCGGGCAGGGCTCCTGTCCTTCCTCCGGAAACACGCATTCAGGGACTTCTCCTTCCTCCAGGAGCCCCAGGCATTTTTCGCAATCAATTCTCCCCGGGGTAAACCACCACAGGGAGAACTTTAGGAGTTTCCCAGGGCGGCCTCCTTGTCCACCTCCTCGCGGAAGCCGTCCAGGTCATCCACCGTGTCGGCGATCGCATTGGAAAACTCCGCGCTGTAGAGCAGCAGGGCCAGGACGTTCTTGCGGGTGAAGGGCAATTCATCCGGCAGGGCCTCGGGCTCTACCGGTATCAGCTTCAGGACCACGTCCTTGGACATGCCCCGCCAGCCAACGACCGCTTCGGCCAGTTTTCGGTGGGTGGCGTTGTAGGCCGCCTCGTCCTGGGCCGCCTCCCCGCCCCGGACCGAGTGAAGGCTTTTACGCAGCTTGCGCCAGGCCTTCTTGCCGATGTACTTCACGTCCACCTCGGCCCCGGGCCGCACCTCGATGGTGCGTATCAGTTCCTGGGAATGGGCCTGGGCGTGCTTTAGAAGATCAAAGCCTTCCGGCTGGTTCTCGTTCATTTTGCGATCCTTTCTCCCTTGTCTGAACGGTTTAGAAGTAGGTGATCTTGGCCTCGTCCTCATTGGCCGCCGAAGGCAGCCCCACCAGTTCCACATTGAGATCCCGCCAGATGCTGTCCCCGCCCAGGGAGGGGGTGTTCATCTCGGCCTGGGGCAGCTCGAACTTCACCTGAGAGCCGGCCACGGCGCCGGCCTGCATGACTATGGCCCCCTGGATCTGGTTGCGGGCCCGGCTGAAGAAGCCGGCGAGCTCCCTCCGGAAGCGGCACTGCAGCTGGCCGCCGGCGTCGCGCATGCCGCCCTCGATGTCGCTGACAAAGTAGTCGCTGGTGAGCTCCTGATCGTCCTGGGCCAGGTTGTTGTTCAGGCTGCCGGTGGCGCTCATGATCTTGAGATCCGCGCCGTCCAGGGTCACCGTGCCGGTCTTGGCCTCCACCTTGGTTCCGCTGTAGCTGGGGGTGGGCAGGAAGCCCTTGACCACCACGTCGGCCGCCGGGGCGCCGCTCAGGGCCGGGGAAATGGTGATGGTGTCGTTGTCCAGGTCCACCGCGGTGATCAGGTAGCCGTCCCCGGAGTTGTCCTCGCTGCCCACCTGCACGTAGGCCCCGGCCGTGAACAGCTTGGCCCCGCCGCTGGCCAGCTTGAGCAGTTCGGTGGTGGAGTCGGCCACCGTCTCGCTGGTGCCCGCGAGCATCACCTTCTGGGCCAGGCCGCTGAAGCCCAGGTTGAGATAGCCCTTGGCCGCAAAGGCCCAGGACAGGTTGCCCACCTTGCAGCCGGCGGCGAAGAACCAGGTGTGGCCCTCCTTCCAGCACAGGCTGAAGCTGGGCAGCGCGATGGCCGGCGAATAGACCACAGACACCCCGGCGTTGACCGTCTTGAGGCCCAGGGCGCACTCCAGAAGCACGTCTTCCTGGGGCGGGGTGCCCGCCGCGCCCGAGGGCCGGGAATAGAGCTTCAGGTCGATCGGGGCGGCCGGGGTCTGATCCTGGGCGCGATCCGGCTTGGAGCGGCTGTTTTGCAGCTCTTCGCTGTCGCTAAAGGACTCCGGCTGGGATCCGGTAGGCACCGCGGTGACCTTGATGGCGTCGGTGGCCGCCGGAAAGGCCAGGGTGCCGAAGGTGGTCTCCTTCTTGACAAAAACCTCGGTTTCCTTGACCAGGGCCTTGTTGTTAATCAGCGCCATTGCTCACCTCCTTCTTGCCTTTTTGGCTGGGGGCCGATTCCTCGGCCGGAGCCGCCTTTTGCTCCCTGGAACCGGGGCCCTTTTTCACGGGCCTGGGCTCCTGCCAGGCCTCGCTTTTCAGCAGGTGGACCGCCACCCGGGGATCCACGCTCAGGCTCTTGCCCGGCGCGGCCTCCCCGTAGCCGGGCACCGCCTGGGCCACAGGCGAAACATTGATCACGCTTACTCGCTCGCTCATGAGAGCTCCTCCTCGATTTGTACGGCCAGCTCCAGCCAGGCCACGGCCTTGTTGGATCCATCCCAGCTGGCGTAGATCATCCGGGTGTCTCCCAGTTGGGACTGCAGGCAGGCCCCGCTCAGGTTGCGGTTCTGCTCCAGGGCCGAGCGGATCCTGCGGGACAGGGACAACACCAGATCCCGGGCCACCCTGGCGTCCCCCTGGTCGCGGCCGATCTCCTGGGCCACCCCTATGTCGATCTTTTGGCCCAGATCCAGACTGGTCACCGGGAGCTCCTCCGGCTCCAGGGGCCTTTCGCCCGGGATGTCGATCATCACCGCTGGATAGTTTTGAGGGCTGTCAAAGGCGTTGTCCTGGACCTCGGCCACCCCTTCCACCGACCCCACGATGGCCACCAGACTGTCGATCACTCCGCTCATAGGCTCCTCAACACCTCCGCCAGGATTTCCTCGACCTCCGGCGCGGCCCGCTCGGCCGCCCGGTCCATGAAGGGGTTGGGCTTCTGGCCGGCCACGCTGGCCACCGGGTGGGCCGCCCCGGGCCAGAACAGAGCCTTCTTGTGCACCGGGCGGATGCGTGTCTTGTGCGGGCCCCAGATGCCGGTGCCCTGGTGCACGTACTTGGCATAAGCCGCATTGTTGGAGACAAAGACCTCTCCGCCGCCCTCTTGGGATTCACTGGTGATGGCGTTGACCAGGTTGCCGGTGGCATGAGGGGCCTGCTCCACCGCATGGCTCTCGATGGCCAGCAGGGCGGCCAGGGTCCCGCGCCGCACCCCTTGCGCAAAATCGCCGGGCAGCGTCAGGACCTCGCTCAAATCGGCCCTAAGTGTCGCCATCCAAATCCTTCACCACCCCGCCCAGGGCCGCGGGGCTGATCAAATACGGCCCAGCCAGGCGCTCGGCCGCGGCCAGGTGCTGCTCGATCAGCTTCTCCACCTGGCCCGGGGTCAGAAAGCTGCTCTGGCCCTCGGTGTGGCTGGTTCCGCCCACGAAACCCAGGCCCTCGAAGTTGCCCGCCAGGGAGGTGAACATCTCCGCCAGAGCCAGGCGGGCCTCGGCCAGCTTGAGGACTGCGGCCCGCTCCGGATCGCCGGGGCTGGCCAGGCCGGCGTCGGCATAGGCGGAGGCCCCCACCCAGCGCTTGAGCCGTGCGGCCGCCGCGCCGAGGTGGGGGGCCACCGTGGCTGCCTCCACCTTGTCCGGCAGGTTGCCCACCTGCCGGACGTATGCTTCGTCAACCAGAGGCACTTGCCGCTACAGCACCGTGGCGGCCACGTAGGCCTCGGGCTCCCAGGGCACCGGCAAAGGCCGGCTCTCGGCCAGCAGCCACAGCACGCTGGGATCCTTCTCCAGCCAGGACTTGGCGAAGTACTCCTCCATCACGTTGAGCCCGGCGTCCAGGTCCAGGATCAGACCGAACTCGATGGAGAAGCGGGCCGAGCTGTTGACCAGCACCACCTTGTCCGAGCCCACGATCTTGGTCTTGGAGCCGGCCGCGGTCTCGTACTCAAAGGGGTACTTGTAGACGTCCAGCCCCTTGTAGGGCCCGATGTACTCGGTCTTGAAGTCCGGCCGCAGCTCGCCCACGATGATGTGGCGCCGGTCATACTCGGCCTGCACCTTGTCATCGGCCAGGAACTTCTCCGCCGCCCCGGTGCCCAACAGCATCAGGTCCGGCCCGGAGCCGTAGGCCGAGAGGATCAGGTTGGCCCAGGCCTCGATGTTGGCCGGGATGTCGGCGCTGTCCCCGCCCCACTTGTTGTCCCCGGTGAGGCTGATCTTGTGCTCGGCCGGCAGGCGGTAATCCACCTGAAAGGCGATGTTCTCCTGACTCACGGTCAGGGCGCCGGTGGCCAGGGCCTGGGCGCACATCCACTCCACGGTGCGGTCGATGCGCTGCTTCAGGTCCTTTTGCTCCATGCCCACCTTCTTTTCCTTCCAGGCGTTGATGTCGCCCGAGCCGGTGGCATAGATCTTGGCCCCGGGCCCCCGCTCGGTGAGCAGGGCCTGGGCGGCCAGGGGCTTCTTGGGCCGCAGGCGGGGAGTCTTGACCGCCCGCTGCTCGCGGCCCAGCTGGCCCACCACCGTGCCGCCCTCGATGGGCGAGACAAAGGGCACCAGCTTCTGGTTGCCCACGGTGATGTCCACGTCGATGGTGTCGCTGGGGTTGGTGTTGCGCTCTTTGAAGATGAGCTTCTGCAGCAACCGCGGCGGCACCTTGATCTGGTTGATGGCCGTGGTCAGGGCCCGCCAGTTGAGGAGGCCCAAGCCGAGGGGAGTGTCCATGATTTATCCTCCTTTGCCCCTTGCGGGACGGGTTTACGCGCCAGTGATGGCCACGGCGTAGAGGCCCAGGCCGGCCAGCCGCTCCAGGGCCCGTACCTTCTGGGCCGCGCTGATGCTCTCGGGCCAGACCAGGGCCGCGGCGTAGAGCTCGCCGTGCACGATGACCACCGCGGCCTCATCGCCCTCGCTGGCGTCCACCGCCTCGGGCAGCACCGCCGCCGCCCGGGCCTTGCCGCCCGCGTCGTGGCTGTAGTCCGCGCTGATGGCGGTGTCGTCGTCCGGGGCGGTGTCAAAGGCCAGGCGGCAGTAGCCGCTGGCGTAATCGATGAAGCCGAGGCCCACCCCGGCGCCGGCCAGGCCGCCCTGACCGTCGTCAGTCATCTCCACCGCCCCGGCGCTGACCGTGGCCTTGATGGTCACCGAGCCGGGGATCAACCCCGGATTGGCCAACACCACATCAAAGGCGGTGAGCGCCCCGCCGGCGTCGGCCACCAGCTCCTCGTCAGTCACCGCCACCTCCAGGTCCAGGCTCACGTACTTGCCGTCTCCGTCCTGGCCCAGGACCTGCCCCTTGGCCGGGCTTTCTCCGCTGAGAATGGTGCCCGGCTTGCTGATAAGGGGATGGCCGCCTTCCAGGGCCACCGGGGTCAGGCTGTCGGATTGAACTCCATAGTCCCTAACCATTTGCTCTCCTCCTGTTCAGGCGGCCCTTAGCCGTCCTGGTTGACCCGGGCGGCCATGCTCTGGCCGGTCTTCTCGGGCTGGTCCTGGCCGTGCTCCTGCTCGGGCGGCTCCTCGCTCTCCAAACTGGAGCGGATGGGCACCTCGGTCTTGCAGTTGGGGCAGACCGCGGTGAAGCTCCGGCCCAGCTTGCCCCCGAACTGCTCCACAAAGGCCTCGGCGGTGGCCAGGTCGGCCGCCTCGATCACCTTCTGCAGGTGCTCGGGCGCCTTCTTGTCTTCCGCGGTGGCCGCGGCCAGGCGCAGCGCCTCCTTGCGCACCGCCTCCAAATGGGCCTGGCCCACCTCGGCCATCGGCTGCAGCTCAACCACCTGGGCCTGCAGCTGGGTAACGGCCGCCTGCAGGTGATCCACCACCCGCTCGGCGGTCATCTGATCCGGGGTAAGCTCCAGGGCCTGGCCCAGGGGAGCCAAGGCCGCCAGGGTCACAATGTTTTTGGCTTCGGCCATATCGGCACTCCTTTCATCGGGCTGCCCTTGGCCGGGCTGGCCCAGGTTTGCATTCATTCCGGGATGGGCCAGGGCGCGGGCCCCGCGATCGGCCCCGGCCCAGACCAGGCTGAGCTCGGGCATCTCATCGATCGAGGAGGCGATCCAGCGCACCACCTCTCCCTGGTGCTTCTCGCCCAGCAGGGCGTAGAACTCCGAATCGGTCAGATCCTGGTGGGACATCACGAACTCCCCGAACCAGGTGATGGACACCGCCGCCTTGAGGGGAGGATCCGCGGTCATCTGGCGCAGCAGGCCCTGGGGCATCTCCTGCTTGTCCAGGCGCAAACGGGCGTTGATGCCCGGCGCCCCCAGGCGAAGCTCATCGTTCCACCAGGTGTCGATCACCGTGCCCACCACCGTCTCCACGTAGTGCCAGTGGTTGAGCATCACCGGCATGCCCTTGAGCAGGCCGGTGGCCCCCTTGAGCAGCTCGGCCGGGAACTCGAACCAATGGCCCGGGATCAGGCGGGCGCTGATGGCCCGCACGTCCAAAAACAGGAAGTTTTCATCCTCCGACGGCTGATCCATCTCCGCCCGAGCGAAGACGATGGGCTGATCCGCCAGGGTCACCCGGTGTCGCTGCTGCTGATCGGCCATTTGGCTCCTCCCAAAAAAAGAAGGCCCAGGGGGTTTACCCCTGGGCCTCTCTGGGCCTCTGTCGAATTAATTTATTTCAGGCGCTCTCTGGCGCTCAGGCGGCCTGGGCCGCGTTTTATATTTGCTTAGCCCCTTCCCTTGGCACATGCCCGTGGTGTGGCCTGCGGGCTGGATAAGGCGGCTTGGGGCCGAATCTCATCAGCCGGCCGCACTTGGGGCACTTGATCTCCACCCGCCCTCGCCCGTCGGACTCGCCCAGCTTGCGGCGGCAGGTGCACCTGAGATCCTGCATCAGGCCGCCTCCGGGAGATGCTCTTGGGGATAGTCGCCGTCGGCAATCCGATCCAGCCACCACCACCAATGAGACTCGGGAATCTTTTCCCGCTCCCGGAGTTCGGCGATCATATCTTCGCGCCAGTAGCCGGCCACCACCTCGGCCATCTCCAGCAGGGTCCGGTCCGCCTGGGCAACTAAGGCCTGCTCCTGCTCCTCGAGCCGATCCCACTGTTCGGCGATCCGCTCCCGGAGAATGGCCTTGCGTGAAACCGCCTCGGCCTCCAGCAGCTCCGGCGCCAGCCCCTCGGCCAGCCCGTCGGTGTAGCGCTCTACCGCGTCGTTCATGACTCAACCTCTACCCAGCCCCGCGGGGCCAGCCGGGCCTTCTCTTGCGACCAGTCAAAGTCGTATTTGGCATCCGGGCCGTAGAGTGTCTTCACTCCGGCCGCCCCGGCGCCCACTCGCTGATCCAGGTCAATTATTGCCATACGCCAGTCTTTCTGGCCACCCTTGACCAAGGCCATCTGCAGGCCGGCGGCGGGATCCATGCGCAACAGCACCCGATCGGGTGAGGCCTGCAGGCTCTTCAGGGCGGCGCGATAGCCCTCCGCATCGGCCGCCACCTCCGGATGCACCCTGGCGTGATGCTTCAGGGTCTTGTCATTGCGCCAGGCGCCCTGGGCGGCATCGGTAATGCGATGTGCCTTGGCCTGTTCAGGCAGGCCTTCCCAGTAGCGCCAGGCTCTTTCCTGGGCCGCGTTGAGCTCCTCGGGCGGCTCCCCCGGCTCAGGCGGCGGATCCATGCTCAGCTTGAGCCGGGTGCGGCAGCGCACGTGATAGGGAGGCACCAGGTTGCCCCGGGCGGCCAGGCTGTCCACCCCGCCGGCCCGCACGCTCTCCGGCTGCAGGGCGCCGCCCTTCTTCAGGTGCGCCTCAAACTGATCCGGGGTCAGGCCGGAGAGGTAGTCCACCTCAGCTCGGGCTGCGGCCACTTGGATCTTGCGGCCATGCATCTCCCGGCAGATGGAACTGGTGCGGCCGTCCAGGATGGCCCACACCGTGGCCCAGACCGCGCCGGCCTCGGCCAGCTGCTGCACGTTGGCCCAGTTGCGCAGGCGCTGCACCGTGGTGTCGGTGATGCGGGCGATCTGGCCCGAATCCAGCAGCCTCAACTCCTCATCCAGCTCCGCCCGGAAGGCGGCGATGGCCTCGGGATCGGTGCGGCCGAAGAGCCCGGCCCCCTTGTCCAGCCACTGCTCCTTGAGCACCTTCATGGCCCGGCGCCGGGCGCCGTCGTTGTCCAGATACTTGCCGAAGAAGTGCTGATCCAAACGGCCGGAGAAGTTCAAGACCCGCTGCTCGGATCCGCCCCAGGTCCATTCCTTGCGGCCGGCCCCGGCCAGGTCGCTGAGCAAACGGTACTGGCGGTAGATGGGCTCCACCAGCTGAGTGACCGCCTCCTTGACCCCCGGCGCCGCCCAGCCGGCGCGGTAGGCCTGGGCCAGGGCCGCGTGCACCTGACTCACGAACTCGGTCTCAGTCAGCTCCGGGCTGGTCGCCAGCAGCTCCTCCACCGTGTCCAGAGCCGTTTCCCGGATGGGCGAGGCCAGGCCCAGGGCCTCGCCGGTGTAGCGGGCCGCCCGGCCGTCGGCCTCGGCCTGCACCCGGCGCTCGATCTCCTCATCCGGGGGACCGTCCGCCGCCAGGCTCAGACGGGGCCGGGAGTAGCCGCCCCGGCCGTCGCTGCTCAGCACCAGGCGCACCAACTGGCCGCCCGCCCCGGCCACAGCCGGCGCGGCCAGCAGGCGCTCGGCGTCGGCCGCTGACTCATAGCCCAGTTCCTGGGCCGCCTGATCCGGGGTGATGATCCCCTTCTCGGCCTTCTTGATGGCCACGTCCACCCGGGTCTGCTCCGCGTCGGCCGCCTCGCTGGGCTTGAGCTCGGGCTGGGGATTCCACTGCAGCTGGGGCTCCACCGCCCACAGCCCGGCCAGGGCCAGGGCCAGGCGATAGGTGCGCTCCAAGCGGCGCTTGATCAGGCGCTGGTACTGGGCCGCATACCTCAAGAGCAACCCATAGACCACCCCGGCGTAGGTCTCGGTGGTGCTGAAGCTCCGCCCGAACATGGCCGGGTCAATGCCCAGGGAGTTCATCATCAGCTGCTCGATGTTCTGGATGATCTTGCTGACCGGGTGGGCGCCGGTGGACACGTTCTTGACGTCAAACTCGTGGCTGTCCGGATACACGAACATGCCGTTCTTGTAGGCCTGATCATAGGCCTGGGCCACCCGGTTGAGGTGCTGCTGGGCCCGGGTCTGGAACTCCTGCTCGGTCTCCCCGGGCCGCCGCTCCGGCGGCTTGACCTTGATGCCCACCAGCCCATAGAGTCCCAGCTTCTTGGCATACCAGCGGAGGTTGGAGAGAATCTCCTGGAGCAGATCCTCCTGCTCGATCACCGACAGGAAGGGGGGCAGGCCGTAGGGGGGATGGCCCTCCAGGGTGTCCAGGGCATAGTAGGCAAAGGTGTGGGGGTTGAGCTCCAGGGGCTCGGCTATGTCCGGCGCCTTCTGGTGCGGGGTCCACTCCCCCTCCCGGAGCTTGAACTTCACCGTGCTGGCCGGCAGCAGCACCGCCTGGCGCACCCCGGAGAAGTCCGGCTGCAGCACATCCTCGCTGGCCAGGGCCCCGGTCACCGCCAGCTGGCGGGTGTAATGGTTGACCAGGCCGTCCACCCCGGCGCTGCGCCGGTACAGGGTGCGAGCCAGATCGCCCAGCAGCTCCTGGGCCTGGGCCGCCTGGCGCTTGGGCCCCTCCATGATCAGGTCATGGCCGGTGTTCACCGTGCCGGCCAGCAGCTTCACCGCCTGGCTGACAATGGGGCTGTAAAGGCTCAGGCGCTCCAGCAGGCCCAGCACCTGGGGATCATAGGGCTGCAGGCCCTGGTAAGTGGTCCACAGGCTGCTGACCCAGCCGCTCAGTTCCTCCTTGGGAGGCGCGCTGCTCCGGCCGGTGGGAGGCAGTTCACTGGCCTTCACCTTGCCGCGGCCTATCTCCAAGCCGAAGATCTTCATGCCGCGGCCCTCCCGGCGGGCAATACGCCGCTTGGCCAGGAACGAAGCCCGGTTTCCATGAGATCCACGCCGCCCTCCACCGCATCCGGCCCGTCGTCATGAGGGAAGTTGGGGTAGTAGCAGAACTGCTCCACCAGCTCCCGCATGTCTGGAGTGCGGTCCGCCGGGCGAGGAAAGCGCAGCACCCCCCGTTGCACCATTGGGCTCAGGCGCATGATGCGCATTTCCTTGCTCACCCCTGAATGGGTTATGCCGGTGACCGGGATATAAACACTCTTTTCCTTGGCCAGGCGGGTCAGCTCCTGGCCCACCATCTCCTGGAAGGCGTTGTCCTCACAGCCGAAGTTGAAGAAGCGGTGCTGGCCGTGCATCACCATGATGTGGTTGTAGACCTGGGGCAGGGGCTCCTTGCGCAGGTAGGCGTCGTTTATCAGCAGATCGCCGTTGCCCGCCCGGGCAAGGCAGGCCACCGCCCTGAAGTCGGCCGTGGGCCGCCGGCTGATAGAGGGGTCCAGAAAGCCCACCGTGGGCAGCTGCCCCGGCGGGGCCTCGCCCAGCTCGAAGCCGTGCTTGTCGATCCACTCCCGGGGGAAGGCCGCGTCCTCATCGCTGGGCAGGTTCTGGTGCTCCTTGTTAAAGGCCCGCTCGCCCATGATCCGCTTGAGCTCCAGCAGGGTCTCCACCGGGAAGCGGGCCGGCCACAGGCTCCAAAAGCCGCCCCCCTGCTTTTCGTTCAGGCCGCGGTGGATCTTGCGTCGCCAGTTGCAGTAGGGCTCGGCGTCGGAGAGCATGATGGCCAGGGCCGAGCGCAGGGAGATTATGGTCCCCAGAATGAACAAGCTGCCCCGCACGTCCATGCCCGGCAGGATCTCCTCCAGGACCCAGTTGAGGCGCTTCTCTACCATCTTGGGGTTGACCACGCTCTTGTTGCTCTCCAGATCGTCCAGCACCACCAGGTCCGGCCGGAACTGGCGGTACTTGATCCCCCGCACCTGCTGGCCCATGCCCCGGGAAAGAATGGCGCAGCCCTCGGAGGTCACAAAGGCCACCGCCCCTTCCATCACCTCCTCGGCGGTCAGGCTCTGGCCCCAGTCGTATTGCAGCCGCCTATTCCCCTCGAACTCCGCCTTGATGGCCGCCACCTGGCTGCTGGCCAAGCCCGCGGTCTCCGAGCCCAGAATGGTGAAACGGCGCTGCTTGGTCACCGTCTGTTGCAGGGGGTAGCCGAAAGACACGTTGGTGCTCTTGGCATAGCCCCGGGGAGCCGCCTCCACGTAGGGGGTGACCACCTGGTGCTGGGCCGGATCCGGCCGCCACTCCAGATCGGCGATCAGCTCCTGGTGAAAGGGAGCCGGATCGTCATAGAAGTAATGGGGCAGATAGGTCTTGAAAAAGAAGAAGGGCTCAGTCGCGGCCCGGGCCTTGCGCCGCTCCTTGTCCTGCTGGGAGCGGTCCTGAAAGGGGCTCACCTGGGCCTCGGCCCAGCGGGTCAGCTCCTGCACCTGGCGGTCGAAGCTGAGCTCGGTTATGTCCGGCCGGGAGCGCATCTAGCCAAGCTCCGCATAACGGGCCTTGATCAACTCGCCCAGGGCCGGGATGTGGGGATGCACCATCTCCATCGAGGCGGGATCCTTTTCAGCCAGGGTCTTCACCACCAGCTCCAGCACCTCCATCGCCAGAGCCACCTTGTCCACCGCTCCGGCCTTGCCCGATTGCGCCAGAAGGTGCCTGCGTAAACCGTCGATCTTGAGCAGCAGCCCCACCCCATCCGCGAACTCCACCTGGTTGGCCTTGATCTTGGCCAGCAGATCGGTGCGCATGGCGCCGTAGGACTCGAGCATCTCCGCGGTCACCCGTTCCGCGTCCAGGCTCAGGGCGGCCCGCCCCTCCTCGGCCTGCAGCTTCTCCAGGGCCTCCTTCCAGCCGCCCTTCTTCTCCCAGCGGCGCACCGTGTTGGCGCCCAGGTAGGTGTAGCCCTCCGAGCGCATGACCTGGGTGATCTCATCAAAGGACAGCCCGGCCAGGAACAGCTCCCGCGCGCGCTTGCGAACCTGGGGCTCGTACTTACGGGTCACTATCCCTCCAACTCCGCGATCTGCCGGTTGAGCCCACCCCAGCGCTCCTGCTCCTGGGTTAGCTCATCAATGGCCTGCTGCAGGGCACCCGTGTCCACGTCCGTGACCGGCCCCAGGGGGAAGGCCCTCATCCGGATCTCCTCTTGGAGGCGCTTCATGCGCTTCTCGCAGGCGGCCGCCTGATCCTTCAACTCGGCCAGCTTGCCCCGTCGCAAATAGTCTTCGGTTCGCGTCACTTGGCCCCCCAGTGATTCACCGCCCAGGTCAGCAGCGGATTGAGGATCAGAGACAGAGCCAGGCCCATGCCCACGTACTTGGCCACCTGGATCCGCAGATTGCTTACCTGGGCCTCCAGCAGCGGGAAGCGCTCGCAAACCTGCTCCACCTTCACCAGCCGCTCCTTGGTGTTGGCGCTCTGACGGGCCAATTCGCGGGTGGTTTCCTCGAGGCGCTGATTGATCACGTCCTGTTTGGAAAGCTGCCCGCGCACCGCCTCGGTGAGCACACTGACTTCCCGCTTCACGTCCTGTACGTCGGCTTTCACTTCCACCGCCGAGGCCAGGCGGTTGATTGCCCTGCTGAAAGTGGAGATCTCTTGGGCCTCTTGGGTCATCGCCCTCCTCCGGGTCGAGTCAAACGGTCAAAGGTGCAATGGACGCGGGCCACGTAGAGCAGGGCCGCCCGGCCGTCCGGGTTTGCCCCGCCGGCCTTGCGGCACTTGGGATGCTCCAGGTAAGGACCGGCCACCGCCCAGCGCTGCCACAGGCCGGCTTCATTCCGGCTGGCCACCCCGCAGTCGGCCCGGGCCAGCTTCAGGGCCCGGTTGATCCAGTCGCGGCCGCAGTTATAGGCGGCCAGGGCGAAGCTCAGGCGCTCCGAAGAGAGAACTTCCGGGAAGCAGTCCCACTGCTCCTTGAGATAGCGGAGGCCGGCGGTCAGGTTTTCCCGGGGCAGGAGCAGCTGCGCGGCCGAGAAGCCCAAACCCGCCCCGGTGGCCGGCATCAGCTGCATCAGGCCCAGGGCGCCAGCCCCGGAGCGGGCAGTTACTTCGCCTCCGCTCTCCACCACCACCTGAGCCTCCAGGAGCCGCCCGTTGTAGCCGGGCCATTCCTTGGCAGCTACGTCGTAGATCAGGCCGCGCAGCCAGTCTGGGAGGCTTGGAGGCATGCAGCTAGTTGATGCCCGGCAGGCTGATGCCCAGGTCCTTGAAAATGGCCAAGGTGCCGATGGTAATAGGCACCCGGACATACCAAGGGGCTTTGTCCCACCAGGTTTCGTTGGCCTTCAGCTCATCCTTGACCGCTTGGCGGATGTCGGCCGCGGTCATGGCCGGCGCCGCCTGCCCGGCCGCACCGTAGGCCACCTGCCCGCCGCCATAGGCCGCGTTGCCGAGCCCCGCCAAAACACGCTGCTGGTTTACCCTGGCAGCCAGCATCAGCATGAGCGCGTCGTATTGGTTGGCCCCGTTGCCCGCGCCCAGCACCAGGGACTGAGCCTTGGCCGCGTCCACGTCGGCTTTAAGCTGAGTGTTCTGCTGGCTGAGCTTATTGATGGCCTCGAGCAAGGCGGCCGTCTGAGCCGGGGTAAGGGGCTCGCCATCCTGCTCCAAATTTAGGGCCTTCTTGATGGCGTTCCAGCCGGCCTTCACCGTGTCTGTGACCACGCTGTCCTTGCTGGTGGTGGCCGGCGCCGAAGTGGCGGGCATCGAAGGCGCGGAGTCCCCGGTGACCGTCCCGGCCAGGGCCGGTGCGGCCAGCAGGCCCAGCACGCAGAGAAGCATCAGCCCGGTGGTCAGAGTCTTCTTCAGGTCGGTGCGCTTGGCGGTGTACCAGGTGGCCACCGCGCCGCACAGGCCGGCGCCGATCCCCGCGATCCACTTCAGGAAGTCCAGGTACGCGGCCCATCCCGGGTCTCCGGTGTTGACCTTGCCGAAGCCCAGCATGGCCAGGGCGCCCAGCATCAGGGCCAGGCCCGCCAGGATCAGCAGGCGCACGATGCCGTACTCGCTGGAGTCGCGGCCCTGCTTGAGTTGAACGTTCTCGGTCATGGCAAAAGCCTCCTTGTTACTCGATCAAAAGCCAGGTGCGAACTTCCCACCCGTGCTTAATGCACCAATCGTCCATCTCCTCAGGCATGGGCACGCAGGGCTCGCGGCCCATGAAGTCGGGCATCTCCAGGCGCTCGATTTTGTACGCCCCCTGAGAGCAGTCATTTTCATCGTCCCTGGCCACCTTCTCGGCCAGCCGGTCAATCCCCAGTGTCGCCTCCATCAGGTGGGCGCCGATTACCAGCCAGGCATACTTTTGCAGCCGAATCAGGCTCTCGACACAAAGGTGATCCCGCTGGGCCAGGGTGTAGCCGGGCCAGCAGTAGGAGCGCACCATGTAGCCGGTGTAGTCTTTCAGCGAACGGAGCTCTAGTTCAGCTTGTTGGTCGATGACCAGCCCGCGGCCCAGATAGCGCATGATGTGGCTGACGTCTGCCTCGCGGCCCAGAATGGCCGACTGGCTGGCCAAAATCCCCCCGCTGATCAGGCCATCGACCTTGGCCGTGCCGATCAGGTTCGCCCGGGTGAAACCGGGGAAGTGGCCCTTGGCCAGGTCATGAAAGCTCACCTGTACCGGCTCGAGTATTTGCAGGGGGTTCTCGACCATTGCCCGTCTCTGTAAAAAGAGCCCGGGAGCCCACCTTACCCAAGAGGGTCCCGGGCCCAGGGAGATAAGGCTCGGATCAGGGTGTGGATTCGAGGGTGCGAGCCTAAGACGGGTTTAAGATATCAAGGG